CTAAGGGTGACATAAACCTTGAGGATGCGATTGATATACGAGATATTAAGAACCTAAAGTTAGCTAACCAACTACTAAAGCTTAAGCGTAAGTCTAAGCAGGAGAGAGAAGAGAAGCTAATGGCTCAACAGCAAGCAATGCAAGCACAAGCTCAGCAACAGTCTCAGCAGATGGCAGGTGAAATGGCTATGCAGCAGATGCAGATGGAGACTCAGTCTAAGATGCAGTTAAAGCAGGCGGAGATAGCCTTTGAGATAGAGAAAATGAAGAACGAAGCTATGCTTAAGTCTCAGCTAATGCAGCAAGAGTTTGACCTTAATATGCAACTAAAAGGTATAGAGGTTCAGGGTCTAGCTTCTAGAGAGAAGGAGAGAGAGGATGCTAAGTCTAAGAGAATTAGTCAGCAGAACACAGAGCAATCTAAGCTGATTAACCAAAGAAAGAATAACCTCCCACCACTTACCTTTGAGTCTAACGAGGATAGCTTAGATGGGTTTGACTTAGCTGAGTTTGAACCACGATAAACTATAATATATTTTTTATAACTTTGCAAAATAAATTTAATCTAATATGGAAATAAAAGTAAGAGAAATGGGATTGACTGAAGAGAAGTCCGTTCAGCAGGTAGAACAAGAGCTACTTGATAAGCACGAACAACAATTCAAAGATACCCCTAACGAGCCTATAGCTGAAACAACTATAGAAAACAACAACGCAGTTGAAGAGCCTGCGGAGTTAAGAGAAGAAGATGTTCTTTCATATATTGGTAAAAGATACGGTAAGCAAATAAATTCCCTTGAGGAGTTTACACGTGAGAGGGAAGAAGCTGAGGCTTTGCCTGATGATGTGGCAGCTTACTTTAAATACAAAAAAGAAACCGGGCGTGGAATTGAGGACTTTGTTAAGTTAAGCAGAGACCTTGATGAAGTAAGCCCTGATAAATTGTTACGTGACTTTCTATCTGCAACAGAGAAGGGTCTCGATTCTGAGGATATTGAATCTATGATGGAGGAGTATTCTTACGATGAGGATCTTGACGATGAATCTTTTGTGAAGAAAGCCAAGTTAGCAAAGAAAAAAATGGTCGCTAAAGCCAAGGAGTATTTTGAGTCCGAAAAAGAGAAGTACAAATTACCTATTGAGTCAATGGGTAATTCTATTTCTGAAGAAGATTCAAAGTCCCTACAGGAGTATAAGCGATACGTTGAAGAGTCGATGTCTTTAAGTGAGCAGATCCAACACCGAGAGGATTGGTACAAGCAAAAGACAGGTGAAGTTTTTGGCAATGAGTTCAAAGGTTTTGAGTTCAATATTGACGATAACAAGCTTGTTTACGCCCCTGCGGACGCGACAGAGTTGAAGAAGGTACATCTAGATCCATCAAATTTCACAAAGAAATATATTGGTGAGGATGGTCTTTTGACAGACCCTGTTGGCTATCATAAAGCGTTGGCAGTCGCAATGAACCCTGAAAAGTTTGCTAAGTTCTTTTATGAGCAAGGTAAGTCAGAGGCAGTAGATGATGTGATGCGTAAGACAAAAAATATTAATATGTCTACACGACAGTCACCACAGAATATTGCTGCAGGAGGAACGACAATAAGAGAAGTAGCTCAAGACTCAGGTAAGAGGCTGCGAATTAGAAGTAAAAAGTAAAAAAATAATTAAAAACTAAAAAAAAATGTCCGTACAAGCAATTCCGGGATATGCGTTGCAGCCAAGTGCACAACAAGTCCCACTAAAAACAAACTACATTACCAACTTTGATTTCTTGAATCAGTATCTTCCTGATACTTATGAGAAAGAATTTGAAAGATATGGTAACAGAACAGTCGCATCTTTCTTACGTATGGTAGGAGCTGAGATGCCTTCTAACTCTGACCTTATCAAATGGGCTGAGCAAGGAAGATTACATACCAAGTATATTGATTGTAACACTACTGTCGATTTAACTAACTCTGACACTGCTATATTTAATGTTAATGACACTTTAATTCCTTCAGGGGGTGGTGTTTCAGGAGCAGGTGCTATTGCTATTAGAGTAGGTCAAACAGTTATGTTTACTGCTAATGCAGGTGGAGCAAACTACAAAGCAATCGTTACTGAAGTAGATGTTGACAACAATACTTTTACTGTAGCATTCTACAATGCTTTAGGTATTACAACATTAGCTACAGCTAAATGGACAGTATTTATCTACGGTTCTGAGTTCAAAAAAGGAACTAACGGTATGCAAGGTTCTTTAGAGGCTGACGATGAGATCTTCGAAAACTCTCCAATCATCATCAAAGATAAGTATGCAGTATCAGGTTCTGATATGGCTCAAATCGGATGGGTAGAGGTTACTACTGAGAATGGTGCTAACGGATACTTATGGTATCTTAAGTCTGAGCACGAAACTCGTCTACGTTTTGACGATTACTTAGAGACTGCAATGATTGAAGCTGTTCCTGCAGAAGCACTTTCAGGTGCTGCTGCTACTATAGGTGATGTAGGAAACAAAGGTTCTCAAGGTATCTTCTACACAGTTAACAAGCGTGGAAACGTATGGGGTGGTGGTTATCCAACTACTCTTGCTGATTTCGATACTATAGTATCTCGTCTTGACAAGCAAGGTTCAATCGAAGAGAACGTAATCTTTGTTGATAGAGCATTTAGCTTTAGCATTGATGATATGTTAGCAGGATTGAATGGTTACTCTTCTACAGGTGCATCTAACTTCGCTTCATTCGGATTGTTTGATAACGATAAAGAGATGGCTCTTAACTTAGGTTTTACAGGATTCCGTAGAGGTTATGATTTCTACAAATCTGATTGGAAGTACCTAAACGATCCTACAATGAGAGGTGGATTGCCTACTTCTGCAGGGTCAGGTAAAGTAAGTGGTTTATTAGTTCCTGCGGGTTCTACTACTGTTTACGATCAAGTACTTGGTAAAAACGCTAAGAGACCTTTCTTACACGTTAGATACCGTGCTTCTGAAACTGAAGATAGACGCTACAAAACTTGGATTACAGGTTCTGCAGGTGGTGCTGAAAATTCTGATCTTGATGCAATGGAGGTTAACTTCCTTTCTGAAAGAGCAGTTTGTACTTTAGGTGCTAACAACTTCTTCTTGTTCCAAAACTAGAACAACTAAATATAGGGATGTGTCTTCAAAGACACATCCCTTTTTTTAAATTTTAATTAAATTATATCAAATGAAAAAAATACAAGAGTCAAAAGACAAGGTCTACAAACTCACAAGATCCGAAGCTCCGTTATCTTTTATGATACCAACGAGACATACGGCACAGTTCCCATTATTATACTTCGATGAAGAGACAAGATCAAACAGAGCACTACGCTATGCAAGGAATCAAAAGTCTCCATTTGAGGATGAGCAGGATGGAAATGCTATACTAGAACCCGTTATTTTTGAAGATGGTTTCTTAGCTGTTTCAAGAACAAATCCTGTACTACAAGAGTTCCTCCACTACCACCCACTAAACGGGGTTAAGTTTGAGGAAGTTAATCAAGAAAGAGATGCTTCAGCAGAGGTTGAACAGATGAATGTTGAGGTGGATGCACTCGTTGCAGCAAGAGAAATGACTATCGAGCAGGTAGAGATGGTTTCTCGTGTTTTATATAACAAGGACATCAGTAAGGTGTCAACAGCAGAGCTAAGAAGAGATGTCTTAGTTTACGCTAGAAACTATCCAAGTTCTTTTTTGAATGTAATTAATGACCCATCATTAAAGCTACAGTCTTCTGTGACTTTGTTTTTTGAGAAGAGTCTATTAACATTTAGAAAAAATAAGAAAGAGGTTTGGTTTAATACCAACACAAATAAGACTAAGATGCTGAACGTACCTTACGGAGAAGATCCTATGTCTATAGTATCATCATTCCTTCAGTCTGATGAAGGTATCGAGAACTTTAAGTTGCTTGAGAAGTTACTGTAATTAATCATTATTCATAATAAACTAAAGGACCTCTTCTGAAAATGAAGGGGTTCTTTTTTTTTATTATCTTTGTAGAAAGGTTTACAGATGATCAACTCAGTTAGAAACACAGTTCTGTCTGTACTGAACAAGAATAACTACGGATATATATCGCCATCGGATTTTAATTTATTTTCCAAGCAGGCACAATTAGATTTATTTGAAACTTATTTCTATCAGTACAATTATCAGATTAATAAAGAGAATGCCCGCCAATCAGGTACAGGGTATGCTGATATACGCAAAACTATGGAAGAGCTTATTGAGATGTTCTCAGTATCTAATCCATTAAGTTTAAGTAATACTCCTCCAACAATAAGCAACGTATACTACCTGCCATCGCCAACTACGACAGGTGATGACTACTACCTATTAAACAAGGTTCTTGTATATGATAATTTTATAGTAGGCGGTGCAAGTACAGATGTAGATCCAAGCGGTAAGGAGATAATCGATGACAACGCTGCATTTATTACAGATGGCATACAGGTAGGCGATGTAGTAGCTTTAGTTAGTGGAGGAATTACTCAGTACGTTACAGTAACATTTGTTAACTCTGAGACATCACTATACACTACAGCAAGTATTGTAACTCAAACACCATTCAATGCAATTGGGATAGATTACAACATATACAGAGACTCTTTACAGGAAGCTGAAAAAGTTTCTCATAGTAAGATAACTATGCTTAACAATTCATTGTTGACTAAGCCAAACCTTACGTACCCCGCCTATACGCAGGAGGGTATCATACTAACTGCATTCCCATCTACAGTAAATAAAGTAGGTCAGGTGTTGTCTCAGTACATAAGATACCCTAAAGATCCTAAGTGGACGTATATTACGCTAGTTAGTGGAGAGCCTGCATTTTCGCAGTCGCAGCCCGACTACCAAGACTTTGAGCTTCCGCTTGATTGCGAGCCTGACTTAGTTAATAAAATTCTTCAGTACGCGGGTATGTCTATTAGAGAGCTATCAGCAGTTCAGTTTGGGCAGGGCCTTGAGCAAATAGATAATCAATCACAACAATAATAGAAAATGGGGTATATATCACAGTATCAATACTACGCTAATGGAGGTTCTAATCCTGAAGATAAAAATTGGGGATCGTATCAGTACGTATCGTTGTATGACATAGTAAACAACTTTATGTTAATGTACGCAGGAAACCACAGCCTCATTAATAACGAGGATAGGTTTAAGGTTTTGTTCCACGCAAAAAGAGCGATACAGGAGCTTAACTACGATGCGTTTAAGGAGATAAAGATACTAGAGCTTAACATTGATGATCAGCTAAGGTATGTTCTTCCGTCTGACTATGTGAATTGGGTTAGGATATCTATTGAGAACCAAGGGATACTTTACCCTCTAAGCGAAAACATACAGACTAATTGGTCTAAAGCATATCTGCAGGACAATTCAGGTAAGATATTATTTGATCAGGATGGTAATGCACTATCTCCTCAGTTTTCTAAGCTAGACTACGATAGAATTTTTACTATACAGCCGACAATATACTTAAATAGTAATTCACCGTTTAATGGCTACAACGGCTACAACGATAATGGTAATTGGTACTTTACAAGGGATATTGGTGCTAGGTTTGGCCTTAACACAGAGACAGCTAACGCAAACCCAACCTTTAGTATAAACAAGAAGGGTGGTGTTATAAACTTTAGCTCAGGGACGCAGGGACAGTTAGTTGTACTTGAGTATACATCTGATGGTATGGAGAATGGTGACGATAGCAGTATCTCTGTAAATAAGATGTTTGAAGATTATATGTACGCAGCTATTGAATACGCAATCTTAGGTTCTAAGTTTGGTGTTCAGGAATACATAGTCAATAGAGCTAAGAAAAGAAGAAGAGCTTTATACAACAATGCAAAAATAAGAATCAGCAATATCCACCCCGGTAGACTATTAATGAATATCCGAGGACAGGATAAATGGCTAAAATAATATGGCGAATTTATCAAGGAATTTTATAGCAGGTAGAATGAACAAGTCCGTTGATGAACGCCTTGTTCCTAATGGCGAGTACATTGATGCTCTTAATATACGTATGGGTTCTACTGAGAACTCAGAGATTGGTGTCATAGAAAATGCTAAGGGAAATTTACCTCTTACTACATTAATTTATAATGGTATACCACTTAGCTCAGATGCAAGGTGCATAGGTGCTTTTGAGGATGGCACAAACGAGACTATTTATTGGTTTGTACACGACAATAACTACCCATCATCTCCTACAGGGAAGATTGATTTGGTATTATCATATGATATAAAGACTACGATACTAACGTATCATCTGATAAGTATTAGAGACGGTGCTACAAGCAATACAACACTGAACTTTGACCCTACGTATGTAATAACAGGCGTAGATAAAGTGCAGGATCTATTGTATTGGACTGATGACTACAATGCCCCAAGGCAGATTAATGTAACTAAGGGTTATGCTAATCCATCTGCAGGCGTTGACCAATTTTCAGCAGAGTCGATACTTGTAATAAAGAAACCACCTGTTGCAGCTCCGGTTGTTGTACCAACAATTACATCAACTCAGGACAACTTCTTGGAGGAAAGGTTCATATGCTTTGCCTACAGGTATAGATACGATGATGGTGAGTACTCAGCTACATCTCAGTGGAGCAAGCCTGCTTTTCTACCAAATACATTTAACTACGACTTCGCTACTGCTTTAAACAGCGGTATGCAGAGTATAGCTAATATGGCTGAGGTTACTTATAACTCAGGAGGACCACTTGTAAAGGCAATAGATCTATTGTTTAAGGAGATGGACTTCCCTACAATTCGTATAATAGAGAAGATAAACAAAAAGAATGAGGGTCTTGGTGACAACACTGACTACACGTTCCAATTCCAAAACAGTAAGATATTTACAATACTAGCAGACTCTGAGATACTAAGGCTATACGATAATGTTCCTAGATTCGCTAAGGCTCAGACTATGATGGGGAACAGGCTTATGTACGGCAACTACGTTGAGGGCTATGATATGGTCGACAGCTCAGGTAGCCCTACTAGCTTGGAGTATATAGCTAAGCTAGATACCAATGAGGTAGGAAGCACTGAATTAGATTACAACTTAGATACAGGAACATATAGTTGGGATAGCCTTCAAACGATAGGCTCTTCAGTTATTTACCTTGATTTTGCTAATTTAGATTTAGTATCAGGTGCACTTTTAACTATAGAGATTCAGTACAGCAACTCTCTTTACTCAGGTAATCCACCATTACCTACAGAAACACAAGGAAATACACTTATATCATTTCCATATGTACTACAAAAATCATTTAATAGCGTTTACGAGCTTGCTATAGACCCTGATTTTGTAGAAAAAATAGGTACGGTAAGCACAATACAAACAGTTCAAAACTCTTGTGATGGATTAACCCTTACAGATAGATTTAACTGCTCAATAGAACAAACTCTTGTAGATCCCGGAAATGTTACATTTACTAAGTATGAGAGTGGTATCTCTGCAGCGGGTCAAGCTATACAGATATTTTCATCTCCTGCGTCTACTAAAATAGGGCTTCAGCTACCTGCTATTAGGTATGTAGACGATCCGATTACAAGAAGTATTTACTCTTACTACGAGATTACTTTTGCAGCAGCACTTTATTCTGAAGTGGGAAGCCCTACGAGCTTACACAGCAACAGGGGGTATGAGGTTGGTATTGTTTATATGGATGAGTTTAATAGATCATCTACAGCTCTAGTTAGCCCTAACAATGCAGTGCACGTTCCTTGCTCGGCATCTGAATTTCAGAATAAAATAAACATAACTATACCAACAGGACAGATTGCTCCTTATTGGGCAGATAGGTATAAGTTCGTAATAAAGCCTGACAGGGATACATACGAGACAATATACTCTCAGTTCTTTTTTAGAGACCCTACGTCAGGTGCTGACTACTTTTTACTTGAGGGTCAGAACTCACAAAAAATTCAGCTTGGGGATGAGCTTATAGTTAAGAAGGACACAGTAGGTCCGTTAAATACTTGTACGTACACAACTGTTTTAGAGAAAGAAGCTAAGCAGGCTGACTTTTTAAGTCCAAAGCCTGTCGATGGCAGCGGTGTAGAGTTGGCTGTACCTGCAGGTGTGTATATGAAGCTAAGGGCAAATAACTTTAGTACAACTATAGAGAGCCCCGATGGATTACCAACGGTTCTTGATTCAGGAGAATTAAGAAGTAGCACTGCAGATACTAGGATTCCCTGTGCCCCTATACAGATTTCTGTTAGCGTTCAAGACCCAAATAACCCTACTATGTACATAGATCTTCCTATACCATCAGGATCTAAAATTACATTAGAGTTCGAGAGCGATAGGGAAGGTAGAGGAGGATGTAGTATAGAAGGAAGAACGTATATCTATAAAAATGATTTTACGTCATCTAAGGACTACAATAGCTTTAAAGAATGGTGGGATGGAGATAATGTAGCAGGCACACTAAACGCTGACTTTGTAGTAAGAGAAGCTACCTGCAGTGCACCTGAGCCTGTAGCAACATATTGGCCTATTTTAGCTACATCAACAGCGGATATAGTATATGAATGTTCAGGCGAAGTTAATTTTCAGTTTTCTAAAGTTGCTCCTGTATTTGCTAATAATACTTGGTTGCGTTTTGAAGGCATACAAGGGTACGGAGGTAAGAAAACTAGGACAAATAATAAAGCAAGGATTACAGTTGTACGTGCAAATAGCACTGTTGTTTTTGAAACAGATCCGCTTGATGCTGCACCAAACCTTTGGTACGAGTCATCTGAGGTTTACAATATAAATAACGCAGGAGAGCACTTGGGTAACGAAGGAGACCAAAGTCAAGTATTTGCATCTAACACCCCGGCTATTATAAACACTGACTTCTACAACTGCTACTCATTTGGTAATGGCGTAGAGAGCTATAAAATACAGGACTCTATAACAGGTAAGAGATTGTCGTTAGGCAATAGAGCCTACATAACAACTACTATAGAGTACAAGGAATCAAGAAGATTCTCTGATATCACTTATAGTGGTATCTACAACGAAGAGTCAAACATAAATAAACTTAACGAGTTTAACCTTGGTTTACTTAACTATAAAGCCTGCGAACAGTCATTTGGTCCGATAAATAAATTATTTGGCCGAGAGACTGACGTATTGACACTGCAGGAAGATAAGATATCGTATGTAGTTCAAGGCAAGAACATACTTACGGATGCAGGAGGAGGCAGTGCTTTGATGGCATCGCCTGAGGTACTAGCTAATCAAGTGGCTCGTATTGAGGAGTATGGTATATCAAGCAACCCTGAAAGTTTTGTTCAGTGGGGTCCTGATAAGTACTTTACAGACGCAAAAAGAGGTGCTGTTATTAAGCTTACAGGCACTGAAAGAGACAACGATCAGCTTTCTGTGATATCTCAGAATGGTATGAGGACTTGGTTTCGTGATCTATTTAACGAGTCGTTTACAACTCAAAAACTAGGTGGATTTGATCCATATATGAACGAGTACGTGTTAACGTCTAACGAAGTTCCGCTGCCTCAAGAAATTGAATGTGACAGCTGCAACACAACTATCTCATTAAATGTATCAAGCGAATCAAGCTTTGAGTCTTGCTTTAACTTAGGTGATCTAGTCGGAGACGTAAACATTGACTACATCGTATCTGATGTTAGCGGTACATTTAACATAACAGCTGTTTACAATGGTATAACCTATACCACAGGTAATGTTACTGCAAGCGGAACTCTTACGTTCCCTAAATCTGTAGTTAACGTGTCTACCGTAGACCTAACAATAACTTCTACAGGTCTTGTAACTCTAGGGTTAATCATAAACTGCCCTGACGCTGATTCTGTCACAATATTTTTAATAACTGTGACAAGCAGCAATGAGGTTGGGTTGTTTACTACAAACCAATACAGATGGTCTGATGGTACTTTTAACTCACCGCTACATAGTCAGAACATACAGTTTGCACAGTTTTATACCAATCCTATAGTATCTCAGTACCAAACTATAACAGGACTACAGGGTGGCGGTGTAATCCCCGCAAATGGTGCAACGGTTACAATGTTCAACAACACTATTGTTCCTGACAACTTTGTATTCAATCAGTTTGAGGATAACTTTAAGTACCTAAGAACAAATACGTTGTACGAGAATAATGCGGCTGACATACAGAGCCTTCTTGCGGCAACAACGGAGGCTACTCCAATTAACCCGCCAATAAATGGTAACACTGCATACTACTCTCAGTTTACTATGCCGTCTACAGGAAGCTACTTGTATTTAGTTTGGGACTACAGAAACAGTACAGCTATACAGCTATGCTATGATGCTGACTCTAGAACTACTGCCTGCTGTGATTGTCAGGGTGAGGGAAATCCTGCTACATTTGTAATACAGGACTGTATAACAGGAGATAGCTTCTTTGCACTACAGACTCCATTCTTATTTAACATAGGTGATGTTGTTAAGTATAAAGAGGGTGCAGGAGGAGGATTTGGAGCAGACAGATGTGGAACAATTGTAAGCAATGCAATAATACCTCCAACGGCTACAATACAAGTACCGAATACATTTGAATGCGGAGACGTAATAAATTGTCCAAGCTTTTAATAAAATAAAATGGCAGATATATACTACATAGACGGCAATACTTTATCAAACTCAACTGCAATATTTACAGATGCAGAGCTAACTATTTGTGCCCCTGATGGATTCTATTCAGATGGGGTAACGTCAAGAGAGCAGGTTAGCTGCCTTCTACTTCCATCTCAGGCTTGCGGCACTTGCGGCACTCCTTGTGGTGAAGAAATAGGAGCGTCAGGAGGTCAGGGTATATACCTTATAAACTTAGAGACAGGCGGAACTGAGTTGGACACGGGTGCTATATTAATTAGGTTTAATCCTGCATCTCAGCCCGATGGGATACGTGCTACGTTTAACGGAATTACTTACAATAAGCTAAGCTCTACGGTAGATGGATACCACGCATCTACATCTCCTACTTCGCATACGTTTTTAGGTACGGAAAATACAGATCCGACAAGCTGTGCTCAAGTTATATCAGGAGCAACATACCCTGCAATAGAAGAGTTTCTGTACGATGGTGCTGCGTTTACTGCAACAGGAAATACTCAGTCTTTATTTATTGCAGCAGGCGATCTTTCTCTTTCAGACCCAACACCTCCGGGGTATTGCTTGATGGTCATACCTAAGGTTACTCCATCTCCTTCAATTGTAAACTTATCTATTGTTGGACCTTGCGAGACTACAGCTTGGGACATAGCAATAGCCTGCCCTGTGCAGCTTAGCGGTTACTCGTCATCTAGTGTATTTGGAACAATAGGAGCTGCTTGTTCCGCTATAAGAACTGAGGTGTACTACAACGCACCACACGGTGGAGGTTTTGGAACTCCATCTTTATACGATTGGGTATTTTCAGACACTAATGGTCAGTTTATACTACCTAATGGTTTTTATGGATACGGAGCAGTTACTCAATATATGCAAGTTGAAAATGGGGTTATTATTGCACTAGGAACTTGTCCTTAATAAAGAATGGCAAATTATACATTAACATACGATAACGGAGTACAGGGATTTCCATCCTTCTACTCCTACAATCCCGATTGGATGATTGGGATGAATAATTACTTCTATACGTTTAACGGGGGTAATCTTTACCGTCATAATGTAAATCCTGTTAGGAATAACTTTTATGGTGTGCAGTACAGCTCAACTCTGCAGGGGGTATTTAATGATTTGCCACTTGAGAACAAGCTATTTAAGACATTAAACTTAGAGGGTGATGATTCTTGGGAGGCTAATATGAGGACCGACATACAGGACACAGGGTACATTGATGATGCTTGGTTTGAGAAGAAGGAGCAGTCTTGGTATGCATTTGTTAGGAACACAGGAACTGTGCCTGCAGGGGCTAACGAGTACGCACTTCGCTCTTTAAATGGTATAGGAAACAGCTCTTCTGTTGTTATAACTACAGGGGTTGCTACAGTAAACTACCCGCTAAATGTAGAGGTTGGTAACATAATAAGTATCGGTGATATGCTATACTTTGCACTACCACCTAACTATAGTCAGCCTATCTTGGCAGGGCAGGTTACCGCAGTTAACATTAATCTAAGGGCCGGAGTTAATCAGATTGTTATCGATACCACTATACCACTAACAACACCTATCTCTATTCAGGACGCTTACTTCTTGTACATAAAGAACTCAATTGCTGAGTCTCACGGTGTATTGGGACACTACTGCGTATTTGATATTGAGAATACCAATACATCTAAAACTGAATTATTTGCAGTAGAGTCAGAAGTAATGAAATCATTTCCGTAAATTTATTATCTTTGTACAGTGTATGGGGGTATTGAGTTTATTTAAAAGAAAGAAAGAAAAACCTGAGGACCTATTAAAGTTGATAGACGTTAATAGAGGATTGCTTTGGGAAGCTATTTCTGATTTTAAAGAGAGCATACAGTCAATAGTAGGTTCAGTAAACCACCATACCCCTGAGATGGATGAGCATTTTCCTATCACACACCACCTAAAAGATGGTCTGTATACAAGAGAAGTGCTTATGCCAAAGGGGTCGCTAGTAGTTAGCTTCATACATAAAACAAATCACCCATCATTCTTTATGTCGGGTGAGATGTCAGTGCTTATGGACAATGGAGAGATCCAAAGGATACAAGCACCAATGAAGGTTATGACAGAGATTGGAACACAGAGGGTTGCGTATATGCACGAGGACTGTGTTTGGGTTTGTGTCTACAGAACAGATAAAGAAACAATAGAAGAGGCAGAGAAGGACGTTTATACAGAAAACTATCTTGACCTCCCCGAACACATTATTTTAAATAAAAAATTATTATGGCAGGATTAGTAACAGGCATAGTAGGGCTTGGTATATCAGCAGGTACTACGGCTACTTCGTTTATTCAAGCGAACAACGAAAAAAAGAAACAGGCAGATTACGAGGCGGATGCTGCAAAAGCATTAGCTCAGGCACGTAAAGCACTTCAAGTGAACTACGCAAAGCAGATGTCTATTCAGAAAGAGCCTTACAACCAAGAACGTCTTGCTCTACTAAACGCAGGAGCTCAGATAACACAATATGCTGCTGAGAGTGAGAGAGGTGCTGCTTCAGTAGCGGGTCAGCTACTAGCTCAACAACAGATGGGAGCTGCTGACATAACTAACCGCCAAACTACTGATATGCAGAACATAGAGAACGCTATACTAGAGGAAGAGTCAAGGCTTCGTGATGTTGGTGTTGGTTTAGATATGCAAGAGATAGCAGGTCAACAGCAAGCGGCTGCCGACTCTAGATTAGCTGCAGCTCAAGCAAATCAAGCAGGTCTACAGGGAATAGGAAATACTGCACAGGCAGGAATGTCACTAATACCATTATACCAACAAACTAAAGGCATTCAGAGGGAAGCACTTATCAATGCACAAGCAGCAGATCCTACTTTTGCTAGTGGATTTAATGCAGCTACAGCAAGCAATAAAGACTTTAGAAAGTACAATAGAGAGCTAGGCGGAAAGGGTTCTGCAGGATACAATAGTGTATACCTAAGCCCTCAGTACACTACTGCATATAGCAATATAGTAAATCCTCAGCCTGCAGCGGTACAAGACCCTGAAGTAGCTAAATTGAATATAATAAACACACCTTCAAATCTTGTAGATCCAATTAATATGGGATTAAATCAAAATCCTGCTGCAAATAAATATAGCTTATTAAATTATGGAGGTATGGGGAGCAATCTTTTCCCTTCTTTTAATCCTATGTACCAAATATACAATCCTCGTAAATCATAATATATGGCAAGTTCAACTAAAATAGGATACGTTAGTAGAGACCCTTCTGAGCAGATAAATTGGGCAGAGGTTGGAGCAAACTTCACCGGAATGCTCAAGGAA